GAACGCACCATCGGCACCGGCCAAGACGGCTACTCCGAGCGCGGGCCCTACCCCGGCTGCACCGCTGCCGTCCGGCACGTCGGCGCACGTCCAGCACGCCAGCGCGGTCGCGAACCGCTCGGCGCCCGGAGCGCGGGTGGCCAAGACCCAGGTCGCCGCGTACGACAAGCTGGACAAGGCCGATTTCGACAAGCTGCCCGACTCGACGCGGGCCCAGATCCGCTCGGACCTGCGCACCGCCAAGGCGAAGTTCCTGGACCCGAAGAAGCAGGCCCAGGTCGATGCGGTATTGGCGAAGCTGAATGGCCCGCCCGGAAAGCCGCAGGACAACGGCCCTTCGCCGGCTACTCCGAAGGCGCCCGAACCCCCGAAGGCGCCGCCGGCAGGTGTGGCCACACCGAGCACCCCGTCAAGCACCCCGTCACCTGCCCCGACGAGCGCCCCGACGACGCCGGCTGCCCCCGTCACGAAGGCGCACGCCCATCAGCAGCTCATCGATGACGTGCACGCGGCCGACGACCACGACGTGGCCGACCGGCTCGTGGCCCTGCGCAAGGCGGTCGGCAAGGACGATCCGGCCTACACCAAGGCCCGCGACAAGGTCATCGACGACACCAAGCGCCCGCTGTGGCTGCGCTCGTCGCTGGTGCCCAGTCGCGCCGGCACCGACCAGCGGGTTGCCTCGGCGCTGGCCGTGGCCGAGCATCCGCCGGCCAGGGGCAACGGCAAGCTGTACATCACGCACTACGACGCCGGGGACATCTTCCAGCCCAGCGACAAGGACATCGCCCATCTGCATCCCGTGCAGAAGGAGGCGATCTACCACCGGCGCAACGAGGCGATCGACGTCCTCACCAGCGGCAACGTCCACGACGTCTCCAACGACCTGGCCGTGGCGCAGGGCTTCAACTCGACCCGTGACCCGCAGAGCGGCATCTTCCCGATCGACAAGCAGAAGGTCTCGCACCTGAGCCCGAAGGCCCGGACCGGGCTCGAGGGCGCGCTGCAGCGGGTTGCGGTCGAACGCAGCGGCATGCTGGACGTGAACCAGAAGTCCGGCTTTCAGAGCACGCTCGAGGACCTGCAGAACGTCACGCATCCGCCCAAGGTCGCCACGGCGCTGCGGGTCAACCGGCTGCGCCCCTACAACGACCTCGACATCCTCGACGCGGGCGACGACGTCACCGAGGCCGACTACAAGGCGCTGCCGGCCGCGCACCAGAACATGCTCCTGGGCAACATGACGCGGGTGATGCGCGGCGGCAACACGGCCACGATCAAGCGGGACGCCCGGCACCGTCAGATGCGCTGGCTCGGCACCTACCCGAAGTACAGCGCGGCCAGCACCAACGAATCCGTGCTGGCCGCCGGCCTCGACCGGACCGACCTGAGCCCCGACGACCGGCTCAACCAGCACCTGCGTTCCGGCGTCGCCGGCTACAACATGCTCAACGGGTACGACGCCAGCCTGGTCAAGGCCGACATCCAGGGCATCGCGGACGGGAACGGCACCAACACCGCTGGGCTGCAGCTCAACCAGCGCTTCGATGCTCAGAAGCTCCTCGACCGCATCGACTCGCCGCGTCGGGGCTCCCAGGAGCGCGACGCGATCAGCGTGGCCGAGCCCGGCTTCCACGACGGCAAGAGCGTCCAGGCCAGGGCGCAGATCTACAACGCCCTCAACGCCAGGGAGTTCAACGCCCTGCCCAAGGCGTACCGGGACAGCATCCTCGACGACCTCGAGAACAACGTGGCGCACGCCAACCTCCCGGTCACCGGCATGGCCGACAACCTGCGCGCCCGCTTCGATCCGAAGTTCGCCGCCCAGCTCAAGGCGGCCAACGCGGCCCCGACCAACCCGGCGATCGTGCCCAACATGATCGGCGCCAACCAGAGCGACCTCAAGGACGCGCTGGACGTCGTCTACGGCCTGCACCCGAAGGCCCAGCACACCTCGCACCAGCTGGCCACCTACGGCAAGCTGCGCAAGGGCCAGTTCGACCTGCTCAAGCCGCACGAGCAGCAGACGATCCTGGCCGACCTGTCGTTCATCGAGACGACCTCGACCCGGCCGAGCACCAAGAGCAAGGCCAAGACCCTCATCCACAACTTCACCCCGGCCGGCACCGCCGTGGGCACCACGCCGCCGCAGGCGATCCTGCCGCCGGCTACCGCCGTGCAGGGCCAGACGCGGGTGGCGGACCCGCTCGGAACCCCCGGCACGCTGAAGAAGTCGACGAACCCCGGCACGGGTGGCGACGGCTGGTTCCGCAGCCCCGGCGGCAAGACCGTGTGGGGCAAGTACGGCGCGGCCGGCCTGCTGCTGCGCCACCGTGGCGACGACGGCGTGGATCGCTACCTCATGGTGGAGCGCGGGCCGGCGATCTCCGACCCGGGCAAGTGGCAGTTCCCAGGCGGGGCGATCGACTCCAAGGAGACGTTCCACGAGGGCGCCGCGCGTGAGGTGATCGAGGAGCTGGGCTTCAAGGACACCGACCTGATCGCCTCGCGGGTGCACGGCGAGCACACGGCGAGCGTCCCCGGCGGCTGGTCGTACGTGTCGATCGCGGCCACGACGCCGACCCAGCTCAAGCCCGACCTGTCCACGCACCACGCCCGCGCCGAGACCTCCGACGCCAAGTGGATGACAGTCGACGAGATCCGCAAGCTGGACAAGAACGGCAAGCTGCTCGCGCCGCTGGCGAACGGCGCGCTGGAGAAGAACGTCCTCAGCCTGTTCCCGGCCTCGGCGCCCAAGGCCACTGTGGCCCGGCCCGGCCCGGTTACGAAGCGGGCGGCCCGGCTCACCGGCACGCCCACGGTGCCCGTGGCGCCCAAGCCGGCCTCGCCTCACAAGCCGTCGCTGGGCAAGGACCTGGTGTCGGATGCGACCACGCGGGACAAGCTGCGCCAGGACGTCAAGGCGGCCCGGGTGCGTTTCGCCGGCAAGACGGCCGACGACCGGCTGGCCGCTATCGGCGAGATTCAGGGCTACGACGACACGCCGAGCGTCGTGGACAAGTCGACGTTTGACCAGCTGCTGGCCACCGGCAACTACATCGAGGCGTGGCGCGGCGTGAAGGGTCGTGGCGCGGCTCCCCGGCGCGGCCTGGGCGGCGCGGTGTCCAACACCAAGACGGCCGAGGAGATCAACGAGGAGATGCGCTCGGGTCCGGCCTACTACGGCAAGGGCGTCTACGGCAACGGCTACTACCTGGCGGTCAGCAAGAGCGTGGCCAAGGGGTACTCGGACGGCACGAAGAACAGCCTGGTCCGGGTGCTGATCCCCAAGACGGCGAAGATTATCAAGATCAACGATGTGCAGAACCAGCGCAGCACCCACGGCATCAACTCGCGGTCCAAGGCCAAGGGAAGCGGCGGATGGGACGAGTCGACACTGTGGAACGAGGGACGCATGGCGGCGGCCCTCGGCAAGGACGGCATCCAGATCGACTACAGCACCGGCGCATCGCACATCGCCCCGACCCGCAGCCAACCCGCGTTCAACTGGGTCAACCGAGGCGTGCTCATCGTCCAGGAGGCAGAGTAATGGCGTTCAACAGCGACGTGTGGGACCGGGTCAGCGAGGCCCTCGGCGGGCACGACGTGCACCCCGACGAGAGCGACCTGATCCAGAAGGCCTACTCGGCCGAGCCCGAGGACATCGCCAAGTGGCCGGCCGAGGCTCAGGCCGCCCTGGCCCGGGCTGAGAAGAGTGAGGCGACCAGCTGGGACGATCCGGCCGACGTGCCCGACAGCATCGCCACTCACCGCTAGACCGGCCGGTACCATCACCGCAGATAGGAAGGGGCAGGCGATGAGTGATTGCGGCTGCGAAGAGGACGAGTTCGCCAACCTCGCCACCGTCGAGGACGAGGCCGTCACCGACGCCGAGCCCGACCCGCGCGGGACGCGGGTGCGCGTCTTCCGGGACCAGCTCATCGCGCCCTACGCCAAGCCGACCGGCGACAAGCGGCGCTTCGCCACCGGCGCACTGTCCTCCCGGCCCCTGCCCGTGGGGATCAAGTGGCAGCGCGAGGACAACCAGGGCCACTCGACGAGTGTGGGCGTGGGACGTCTGGACGCGGTCCGCTACGCCGATGACGGCGTCTACGGCTCCGGCATCATCTTCAGCCCGGACCCTGAAGTCACCCCGCGCTGGGCTGAAGATTGCGCCGAGGCGTACGGCCTGCTGCAGCAGAAGGTCATCGGGCCCAGCGTGGACCTCGACGACATGGACTTCCACGAGTACGAGGGTGAGGACGCCCAGCCGGCGACCTCCGATTTCGCTCAGGGCGAACGCCCCGAGATCGAGGTCACGCGCGGGCGGATCAGCGCCGTGACCCTGGTGCAGATCCCTGCCTTCGTCGAGGCCCGCCCGTTCACCCTGGGCGAGCAGGACGCCGACGACTACGCGGCCAACCTTGACGCGGTCGCCGCGCTCACGGCGTCCGGCGTCTACACCCACGACGTCGGTATGGCCGTGGCCACCGAGGCCGAGTTCGACCTTGACCACTGGCTGGAGTTCGCGGTCAACGTCGAGGGCGCCGCACTGTACGACGGGCCCGAGTTCGCCGCGCCGATCTTCCCGGTCGCCGACATGATCGACGGCCAGCTGCAGCTCATCCCCACGGCGATCGCCGACGCGATCAGCGTGATGGCCTTCCAGTCCGAGCAGGTGGACATCCCCGAGGGCGCCAAGCAGTGCATCCGGGCGCGTCTCGAGGATCTGTCCGTGATGGCCGACCTACCGATGCCACCTTGGGTCGATGAGCCCGTGTCGCTGGTCGCGGCCGGCACCATCCAGGACTGGCTGCCCGAGCGTGAGGCGTTCGAGAATCCCAACCTGGACGGCCCGACTCCCATCCAGGTGCGCGACGGGCGCGTCTTCGGCCACCTGGCGACCTGGCAGGGCTGCCACATCGGCTTCAAGCACTGCGTGCGGGCGCCACGGTCGCGCTCCAGCTACGCGTACTTCCACGTCGGGGAGATCCAGACGGACGCCGGCCCGCTGGCGGTCGGCAAGGTCACCCTGGGCGGCGGGCACGCGGACACCAAGCTCGGCTTCCAGGCGGCGGCCGAGCACTACGACGACGCCACCTCGGCGGTCGCGGTCGTGCGCGCGGGCGAGGACAAGCACGGCATCTGGATCTCCGGCGTGCCGATTCCTGGCCAGGAAGAGAAGTTCTCCACGCTGCCGCTCTACCCGCTGTCCGGCGACTGGCGGCGCATCGGCGGGCACATGGAGATGATCGCCGCGCTGGCGGTCAACACCCCCGGCTTCGGCATCACCCGCGTCCACTCCGAGGGTGGTCGTGACCTCGCTCTCGTCGCCGCCGGCATGCTCGACGAGTACAAGACGATCGCCAAGAAGAAGAAGCGCA